TGATGGGTCTAAGAAAGCCAATGCTTTCGTATGGTCTGCTTTATTATCTGAATTGAATACTGACATTTATATCTCTCTACTTTCTAGTTCTAATGTGATATTTATCTTTTTTGTTACTTTGTCATTCGATATTTAGATAGCACAACTATCACAATATTCTTCATACTCTATGTCGCTGTTAAACTCTTCCCTTGACTTCAAATCCTCTGGAATATCTTTACTTACATCAATTTCCCCTTGTCCATCAAATGTATTAAAGTAATAAAGTTGTTTACCACCGTATTTGTAGAACATAATAAGATGTTGCAACATCACTGACATTGGTATCTTTTCATCTTCAAAGAATATAGGGTTGTATGAAGTGTTAACTGATATACCTTGGTCAATATATTTTTGTAATACAGCCATAATTTTTAGATATCCCTCTGGCGACTCTTGGTCCCATAACAACTCATACTTGTTTTTTAACTTGTGAATACCGGGTACAACTTGCTTTAACACACCATGTTTGGACTGCTTAACACTAACCATACTTCTCGGTGGTTCTATACCATTAGTTGAATTTGATATTTGTGCAGACGTTTCAGCAGGCATAAGTGCCATCAGTGTTGAGTTACGAATGCCGTGTTTTTTTAAATCTTTTCTTAGACCTTTCCAGTCTTGTGTATATTTTCTTTTTACTAATTCATCAACCTCAGGTTTATATGTATCAATTGGCAAAATTCCGTTTCCGTACTTAGTTTGTGATGATAACGGACATGCATTGTATTCTTGTGCTAAAGTATTAGATGCTTTGATAAGATGATACGACCACGCTTCTGCCCATTCATCAACAAGTTTTAAATCAGGGTCAGAATAGTTTGTATCATTCTTAGCTAACCAGTATGCAAAATTAATAATACCAACACCAAGAGGTCTTCTATTATTAGTTGAAATTTCAGCCGCAAGTACAGGATATCTTTGATAATCTAATAGAGCATCCAAGCCACGCACTGCTAACTCACAAGGTTTAGCAAAGTCTTCTGGTGTTTTAATATTTCCCCAATTAATCGCACTAAGAGTACAAAGAGCAATTTCACCTTCTTCATCATGTAAATGTTTTAAAGGCTTCGTTGGTAGATTAATTTCGCAACATAAGTTTGACTGTCGTATAGGTGCCATATCTGAAATGAATGAACTATGCTCATTTGCATGGTCTACATTCATCAAATATATACGACCTGTATTTTTACGTTCATTCATAAATGCTGAAAATAAGTCTAATGCAGGAACTGTTCTTTTACGAATTTTAGTAGAACGTTCTGCTTTTTCATACAATTCACGAAATTTATCTTGGTCATCAAAGAATGCTTCATATAGACCAGGAACATCAGATGGAGAGAATAATGTAATATCTCCTCCACTCATTAGACGTTCATACATTAATTTATTAAATTGTACACCATAATCCATATGACGTACTCTATTATCTTCTGTGCCTTTGTTATTCTTTAATACTAATAAGTCTTCTACTTCGTAATGCCATAACGGATAATATAAAGTTGCCGCTCCGCCACGGACGCCGCCTTGCGAACATGATTTTACACTTGCTTGAAATAATTTATAAAAAGGAATAACTCCTGTATGACTTGCATCTCCATTTCGTATTGGTGAATTTATAGCACGGATGCTACCGGCACCAATACCTATGCCTGCTTTCTGAGAAACATACTTGACCACTGCACTAGAGGTAGCATTTATAGAATCTAGTGAATCGTCTGTTTCAATCAGAACACAGGATGAAAACTGTCGCTGTGGCGTACGTACGCCAGCCATAACAGGAGTAGGCAGAGAGATATCAAAATTACTAATTGAATCATAGTATTCTCTGACATATTTCATTCTTGTTTCTTTTGGATAGTTACCAAATAAAGATGCAGAAATTAGAGCGTATGTAATCTGCGGTGTTTCAAAATGGTGCCCAGTTACCCTATTTTGAACTAAGTATTTGCCACGAAACTGTTCCATACCAACATATGCAATATTGAAATCTCTTTCGTGTTTGATAAAACTATTAATTTCTTCCCAATCTTCTTCTGAATAATCTTCAAGTAGTGATGGATCATAGAAACCTTTTTCTGTATTTAATTTAATAATATCACGAATATGCCATGGTTCAAAACTGTTATATACCATTTTTCTCAAATGATAGTTCACAAGATTACCCGCTACCCATTGATAGTTTGGAGTTTCTTCTGATATTAAATCTGCCGCGGCTTTAATCAATGTTTCTTGTATTTCTACACTAGTAATACCATCAAAAAATTGAATATGTGATTTTAATTCTACTTCACTTGCACTTACACCTGCAATGCCTTCACATGCAAACATCACAACTTTGTGCATTTTTTCTAAGTCTAGTGGCTCTGGGATGCCGTCTCTTTTGATTACTTTAATTTCGCTCATGTTTTATCTCTCTAACTGGTAATGTATTTACTCATTACCGGTGTTCATTAATGTCTGTTGTTTATTTCTGCATCTTCCATTCCTGCTACTCGTAACTTAATTATATTGGTTAACTGAAAGTGTTTAATCTCAAAACCTTTTGTTATACCTAAATACTGATTACGGGTGTATGCTACTTGATTTATTAGTTCACTAATAGCAACAACCTCAGCTTCGCCATCTGCATACTTTTCTGCATCACGGGAACTAAGTGCCTTGTTGTAGTTCTCTAAATATTTTCGTAAATATTCACTACGTTTTTTACGTAACTGTATATTTAGATGTTCTAGGATTGCTTCAAGTTCTTGTAATTGAGCAAAACGCAATTCAACGTAAGATGGCAAATGTGTAGCATTTTTCTCCACATTGCCATAAATTCTTACTTCTGAACGTGCATCCGATAATTCATTGGTGAAGTAATCAACGCAATCAGGAATTTTAGCCCAATCCTTAACTACCTTACTATACCAATTTTCCATTACCAGTCTTCCTCTTCATCTTCAAATTCTTCGAAATACCTGTCTACCGCCGTTTCAAGTATCTTGTCTCCTTCAGCAAATTCATCTATCTCATTTTGTTCGATTCCACTATCATCGCACACTTTAATAAATGTTTCTGCCGCTTCTAATTTATCTTTTGCTGGGATAAAAGGTAAAACTTTTTCCCATAACTCAAATACTGTTTCTAACTCTACTGCCGCCATTTGGTCCTCATAAACGATGAGGCATGTATGCCTCATAAATTGCCGAATTTGCGCCATGTTCCGCACATTCTACTCTTACACAAAAACACCTACCATTTGAAGATTCTCTTACGAGTTTATCCGCAAAACGCCAAGCGTGTTCTGAAAATTTTTCGACCCCTACACCATCTAATAGTGTAAGTTCTGCTAGACCAGATGATTCTAATTCAGTCAACTTATACAACAGAGGGTCATTTCTATCACAAACTACTTTATGGTCGAAACTATCCTCTAGCCATTTCTTTAGTGGTTTTAATCCACCAAAATCTACTACCCAATTACGTTCATCTAGTTCATTACATCCAAATGTAAATTTGAATGATAAACTATATCCATGTAATAAACTACAATGTGAATCTGCATGGGGCTGTCTAAACACTGCACTTAGTCCAATGTTATGCCCATAGCACTTGGTCGAAAAATATTTAGCCATTATGCTTCCTCGTTTACTTCGATGTTATCTAATTCTGGAGCTTCTAGTTCTTCTGATTCATCATCAAAATTTCTATCATTCCATTCTTCCATTACTACGTTAAGTTTTTCATCAGTCCAGTTTTTACGGAACTCAATCATTTCTTCGCCTGCTTTAGTCATATATTTCAAACGATTGCCTTGCTTGACTAGTACACCTTTTGCTTCAAAGAAATCCAAAAGACCACTGTAAGGACTCATACCTGTTTCGTATGGAATTTCTACTTGTACGCTTTCAAATGGTTTTGCATAACGTGTTTTCATTACTTTACAAGCCGCTCGAATACCGTGTACTTGTGATGTTTTATTACCGTCTGCGTCAACTTTTAGTTTAAGTTTTTTCATTGCAACAACAATACTTGATGCATAGATAAACCCTTGTCCACCTGAAATCTTATCATCCGGGTCAAACATATCTTGTGATGCATATGTGTGATTAGTACATACTAGTCCTACATTGTAATCACCAAACATATTAACTGAGTTACGAACTAGTGATGCTAGTGCTTTAGGTTTACGACCCATGTCACCTTTCATATCACCTTTTTGAAACTGGTCAACGTCAGTTGGTGTCAACATCATTCCTAAACTATCAATAACAAACATTACTTTAGGACGTTCTGAGTCTTCTGCATCAGCATACTCCGCCTTGTAATCTTTCATAAAGTCATTAATAATTTTAGCAACATCGTCAATCATTGCCACATTTAATTTCAACAGTTTGTCTTCGGCAGTATCTACTTGCAATGCATGTAGCCATTTCTCATCTAATGCATTTTCTGAGTCTATCAGAACTACAAAGATACCTTGGTCTTGTGCCGCCTTGACAATGTTGCCTGCCGCAACATATGATTTACCTGCACCGCTTTCGCCTGCAAATACTGTTACTTTTCCTAGTGGAATACCTTTATAAAAGTCTCCACTGATTAACTTGTTTAGACAGTAGTTACCTGTTGAGATCCAAGTATCAGGGTCACGAAAACCAGAACTAACGCCTGGAACTGCTTTTGTGATACTTTTTCTAAATTTACTTACGTCAAATGCTCTTGGCATATTCTACTCCTTTGATATGGAGGGAGACACAAAGTCTCCCTCACTAGTTGTTAATGATTAATCAGATTTACGACTTCTAATCATTTTCAGGATATCAGCGGCATCAGTTCCCTGACCACCACTTGCTGGCGCACTCGCCTCTGCCATTGCTGGTTGAGGTGTTGCTTCTGCTTGTACAGGAGCCGGTGTTTCAGCTGGAGTTGAAGTTTGTGCTACTGGAGCCTCCGCAACCTTCGGTGTTACTGCTGATGCAGTTGGTGCCGATGATGCTGGCTTAGTATTACCTACATCCAATCCATATGGTTTATAGTAAGAACCCCATTTTTCTGGGTCATAAAGATGCCCATCAACTGATGCTTCGAACATTTCCATAATGATACGAACTTCTTCATCACTAGGACGCTTCGGCATAAAATCACCCAAGTCATATAGACCATGAGTTTCAACCGCCTGACGTTCTTCTTCATTTAGAGAACGCTCTTTACGTGCCCAATTTGAAGTTGAATAGTCTGCATACTGACCTTTTTGCGTTTTAGTAAGACGGAAGTCTGTACCTGCATCATAGTCAGTTGGAAGATTTTCCATATCTGGATCCATTAGAGCCGCCTTCAATAGTTTGAAGATTTGTGGCCCAATTACGAATCTACGAATTGGATTTTCTGGAGTTGCTTCGTTCATTGGATCTTGAACAACAAATCCTTGGAAGATGTAAGAACGTTTCTTCCAATACTTACGTCCAATATCTTCCATAGAAGGGTCTTTGAACCAAGGACGAATTTCTGCATGTACGGGACATGTATCACCCCACATTTCAATACAAGGAACTTGTACTGTTACTGGTTTCGATTCGTCACCCCCTTTGACACCTGGAAAAGGCATCTTGATGATTTGTCTCTCACGCCAGAAAAAAGTATTTGAATTGTCTGAATCCGGAAGAAAACGAATAACTGATGTAGAATCAGTGTCCATATTCCAGAAAGGATAGATGGCATCTGTGCCTCTATTTGCGTTGGCATTATCTGCCGATTTGTTATCTTGTGCAAGAAGTTTTGCACGGATTTCTGCTAAAGTAGCCATATTTTATTCTCCTATATTAGCCTGTATTAGTTTGTTTTGTTTTATTAGCCTAAGTGTAAACAGTTTACTCTCAAACATGTTTACTATTATACTTATCTTCGGGAGCAAAGTCAAGCGTTAAATACGTGTTTTTTGTATTTTTTTCCACAAAAAAAAGGGACCCTAATAGGATCCCTGATTTTATTGGTTTTTTTGGTATGTTATGCTGGAATTTCGAACTTAGAAAATGCTTCTGAAAGCATTCTATCAAACTGTTCATTCACAGGAGTACCTGCAGTTTCTACTGCTTCGTTCTGTGTTGCTAGTTTTCTCAAGTATCCAGTAATTTGAATCTTTTCTTTTGTAAGACCTTTGCCTGAACGAATCGAGTTACCCATATCCATTAAGAACATTGACAATTCAGCCGCTCTGTCGTGGCCTTTATTTTTACGCTTATTGTCATCAGTAGTGTCAACGTCTACTCTGTCTGCTAAATCATCGATTGATAATGCTAACTTAAGTTTCTTTTGTTCTTCTGCTTCTTGTGGAGTACGAGGTTCTGCATATTGTTTCTTAATTGCATCGTAATCGTATTCTGCGCCTGGCTTTCTAGGAAAAGTAATTTTGTTTTTCTTTTCACCAGTTTTCTTATCTTTTGCTAGAATAATTTCTTTAACACGTGCAATTTGGTCAGCACGGTTATCTTCCATTTCTTCTTCATTTACACGATGAATTAACGGCAAAACATCCCTTAAAGATTCTTCAAATGTTGATTTTGTAAATTTAGAAACATAGCTGTTTACGGTATCTTCTGTAATTTCAGCATTTTGTTTTGCTTCTGTTGTTGCCATTTTTTCAACAAAACTTGCGTATCCTTTTGCACCTTGTACACGCTTAATAGATTCTTTAATTGATTCCATTCTACGCTTAACATTAAGTACAACTGAACGATTGCTTTCATTGATTAGTGATTGCTTATTAACAACATTCATAAACTCTTTTAATTTTGCTAGGTTTGATGAAAGTTCTACAATAGCCTCACCCACCATGTCGCTAGGTACACCACCATGTGAAACGTGTCTCGCCATTGCTCTTGCGCCGTTCAAGTGTTTGAATGGATACTTGAAACGTTCACCTTCAGCATTTTCAACAAATATTGCTGAAATATTACGAGAACGTGCACCACGTGATTCTTCGTTTACTGCGTTGCGGTGTTTGACGATTAGTCTTACATTTTCTAGTGTTTGGCGACTGGTACGTGATGATCCTTCTAAAGGCGATAAGCCCTCTTTCATTACGTCACTCATAGTCTGCTCCTTGTCTTTGTCTAATTTATATGTATAATTCTTAGGTTCAATATGTTTACCAAATGAACGCATATCAAAATCTAACATGTATTCACGTGATAACTGTCTCAAGCTATCCATTAATATTTTGGCTAGAGGTTTATCTATATCAACTCCTTCACCAAAATGAAGTTTGACTTCATTAGTACTTTCATCAATAGACACCATCATATTTGGTTCGTCTATATAGAAAAATCTAGCTTCCTCTGGATTAGATACACTTTTTCCATTCTCAGCATTGAACATCTTCAAAGAAATACCATTTCCTTGAATAATTCTCATCACTTTTTCTGCGATTGTTGATATATTTACAGCCATATTGTTTTTTCCTTATAGATGTATTTATCAAAATAGTACAGGAAGAGGGTCGTTAAAATCGTCTCCGGCTTCTAAAGATTCTCCTAACGTTTCCATAAATTCTTCATCAAATCTTGATATTACTTGTATCTGCCTAATACAAAGTAAAGTAGCTGAAACTAAATCATCTGTTTCACCAGATTTTGCTTCGTAACTTTTACCTTTTGCAATAAATGTTTTAAATTCTCTAATTAAGTTTCTACTCAGCGGTACCATTTTATCGCTCTCAATCCAAGATTTCAGCTTCATACATGCTGTTATTTTAGTTTTGTAAGATGTAGTGAAACCTTTTCTAATTGCTTTTTGTATTCCTTTTTTCTTAGGCTCATGTAAGAATTCTCCTGGGAATTTGTCTTCATCCATTTCTTCTATAACTATAAGAGCCGCTTCTCCCAGTGAATTGTTTTCAACAGACCAATAAATTTCCGGTCGTTGATTTCCCATTTCTTTCATTTCGTCATTTAGTATTGTAAGAATATCGTGCATAGTTTTTACTTGGCCTCTGATATCAGTACGATTGCTTTGCCATTCTGCTACTTGTACTAGTTCAGGCAAAGACCATACTTCAATAGCAGAATTATCCCCACCAGTACCCATAGCAGGATCAAGACCAATAACGTAAGTAGAATTTTTGTTAATTTTTTCATACCATCTTATTTGTCCAGTTTTCATAAGTGGCTCTTTGCCTTCTAAATGTGACAACTTAATACTATCTACAAGTGTTTCATCAAATGCAATAAATTCGCATTCATGTTCACGTAAAAAACGTTCTTCACCTACACGTGTTCTTTCTTCTTTTGACCACTGTTCATCTCTATCTGGATGCTCATACCAGACAGCCTTGAATGGTTTAAATCCGTTGATGCCTGTTTCTTTTTCATTGCCATGGTCATCGATATTTTTATTTGCGCCGCTCCATATCAATGCAAATTGGTCATCGTCTAAGTTTGGTGTTGAGGTAATAATAGCTTTACCACCTGTTGCTAGAGTAGGAGATATTGAAGTCCAAAACTCTTTTGCAATATTAGGTCTAACGAATGCAAACTCATCACAGTATAGTAAAGAGATTGAAAGACCACGACCTGTATTTTCTGTAGTTGCTTGTGCTATGATACGTGAACCATTATCAAACTCCATACTGCCTTTGTTATAACTCGTAACACCTGCTCTAATATGGTCGGGACATAATTCATAGGCATGTCTAATTCTATGCATAATTTCTTGGGCACCTGAATATTTGTGTGCCGCAATTAGAATAGTTTGGTCTGGCATAAACATAGCATACCATAATAGATATCCTGCCGCAGTAGTAGATTTTCCCATCTGTCTACCTAACATAGAAATAGAAAATCTATAATCATGATAAGAATGAAGTAATCCCCTTTGGTATCCATATGCATCATATATCATACTACCCTTAGTTGGGTGTTGTATTTTGAAATAATTATTCAAAAAGTAAAAAGGATCACTAGCACATCTACTAAATTCTAATAGTTGTGCATTACTAAACTTCGTTTTTTGATATGCTTTTTTAGTTAAATCTGCCATATGCTATTCTATTTTTCCTACTTTACCGTCTGCTTTAATTTCTGTATCAGCAAGTCTCTTAACTCTGTCTCTCCAACCCACTTCACCTATTGCTCCGGTGAGTGTTACTCTTATGTTATCACCTGCATCCGGGTCAACACGTGTTATACCATGTATTGAATTTTTCTGTATTAATATTAATCTATTTGGTTTAGGACTTACAAATGTACCTAAGCCAACATCCATAATAGGTTTAAATTGTCTTTGTTGTTCAAACATTTCTAATGGACTATTTAATTCTTTATAACTATCATGATGCACAGTGCCTTCTTTTAATTCTAACCACTGCGAATATTCTTGTGCAGACCCTAAAGGCAAAATACACAATGTAGAATCCCAGTTTATTTGCCATTTCTTATGCAAATAATAAGTGTATGTTGTAAAGCCAAAATCACAATGCCAAGGGTTTTTAGAATTAGCAGGATAGGCATGACAACGCATTGCATAATCTTCAAATTTGCCTCCTGTAACATACTCATCGATATGTTCATATTCATTTAAAAATTTATTAAAATATTCAAACCACAAATCAGAGTTATCGCCTCTAGGATATCCACCTTGCCAACGTTTTTTATTTTTATAATTTGCACCATCAGTATAGTGCCAAAACTTATCATCACCTTGCGTCTGTTCCCATTCATCGACTTGAACTTGATTTAAAATCTTATCTTGTACTTCTTCTGGTAAGAAGTCATCAACAATCAAACACTCTGGTGTTCTCATAACAACATTATACATAGCTTTGTCTTTCTCCTTGTCTACTCAAATCTAAAGTGACACAATGTAAGCCACTGTCCCAGAAATATTTATGTCTAAAATCAAAAGGTATCATTTCAACTCCGTATTTCTTTAATTCTTTTTCAATTCTTGTATCATGCCCATTTGTAATCAATGTATTTTCGTCAATACTTACTACATTCAAATCAAATACTGTTTCATCTACATACCCAATCCAATGTGATAGCCAATTTTCTACTTTGTCTTTATAGAAGTGTTGTATTCTCATTTCGTGAAACCACTCAGGTAAATCCCATGGTGTTAAAATAATCTTATCCCAATGTTTTAATTCTTCGGGAATATATTCTTCTTTCCATGTCATTAGTAATCCTGGTTTGATAATTGCTAACATACCATCAGCATGACCGCACTCAGGGATTTCTATCCATTTAGTTTCACAACCTATATTTCTTTTTACCCAATCTAACCCTGTTCTTGTTCCTCTTGCCCCAAAATCTCTGCCTTCTGGATCATGATACGGTCTTGAATGAATTAAAGTATCACCGCATTTTATAATATTTGCGGCATGATACATTATCTGAGGTTCCATTGTCTCATAATGCTGATACTGAGACTGCAATAAAGGTCTAGGCATTGCAACATAGTTTCTTCCTTGTTTATGTTTTTCTAACATTATATCTAAGAAGTAATCACTTTCAGTATATCTATTACAATCACCACCTATAGTATTGATAATAGTATCTCCATAAACTATATGATGGTCACGAGGACATATAGCAGGATATGGAAACTCTGATTTCCATTGTCTTGTGCTTTCAGCCTGCAAAGGTATATTCTTTGGTCTATGAACTTTAACACTTGCTGATTTAAATATATCTGATAATTTTTGAAAATCTTGTTCTGTTTCTTCTAGTATCTTTGACATACTATCAACAAATTGTGTATCATTGAATTGTTCTAAAGACTTTGTATCATAAGTGGAACCAACAATAATCTCTGTTAGTTTATCCCATTCTGTCCATATCATGTATTATCCTAATTAACTTCTAATATAATACTATTTATGCATAAAAAAAAGGGAGCCTAACTCCCTTTTAATTTTAGATAAGTTGAAAATTATTAATATACTTGTGTTGTGCCGTTATATTCGAACTGGTCAGAGTAACCATTTGTACTTCTTCTATGATGAGAAAACTCATATTTATAGCCATCAGCATCGTAAAAAGTAAGCCATGCAGTATTTTCATAATTTGAAATTACTTGTCCTTCAAACAATTGGTCAAGTACTGTTGCTCTTGCACCGAATTGCGAACCGTCATAATCAATGTTCCATCTTGTATAACTTGACTGAGCATCTTTTGTAAATCCTGATATATGATATCCATTTGGTGCATGAATGCTTGAGTATGCAGAATCATCCAATCCCCAAGTATGATATGCACTGTTGCCCGACAAGGTAAACGTATTAGACGGTATTGTATCGCCTAATTCCAGTGTTGTACTTGATGGAGCATGTACTACTTTAACAAGTGTAACGTCAGTAGTCATACCAGTTGAAGTCCAATCAGGGTGGTCACTATCCATATCAACATGGTCATTTATGTAAGATGATATATTAGTATTATAACTAGCACCTGTAACACGTAGATAATGAGTACGTGCCTGTGTTGGCGTTCCAGTTGATGTTTGAGTTGGCCATGCAGTCGTAACCGCTGTATCTGTTATTAGTCCATGGTCTTGTGTATCGACTACTACCAAATCATTTACTGTAGATAAATCTACGAATTCTCTTGTACCTGATTTAGATCCCCCAAATGATGCTCTGTGTACCGCTCCCGATGTTGGCAAATCAACCGCATCATCTGTAATTGAACCGAAATCTTCTAGTTCTGCTAACCAAATAGAACGTCTAACTATTACTTTTGGGCCAGCACCTGCGTTTTGCCAAGTAACCCCACGATATTTTGCCATTATACCATCTCCTAAAAAAATATATCAGTTAATCTTTATTGTATATATTTATCATAAAGGTGGAAAAGTAATACACTTATATAAAGCGTATTACAAATACTTATTATTGAGGATTTTTATTAGAAAGTGCCTTGCTTGCCACTGCACTTGCTCCAGCACGTGCCGCCATGCCTTTGATGCCTTTCTTAAGCAATGCACCACCTACTGCTTTCGCTACTGGTGCCAACACTGCTAATGGTGCCAATTCGTCAACTTTCTCAGTACCTGCAAGTTTTCTTAGTCTTGCTAATTCTGGGCTTTCTTCTTTTTTAATTTTTGACCAGCCTTCTTGGTCAGCCATTTCATCATCCATGCCTTGGAAGTTATTATCTTGTGGTTCAAAATATGTAAATTCACTTGCTGGCATCATGTGTGTAAACTTGTGAAGTTCGTCTTTGCCACAATATCCAAAAGCACCTGTATCAGTATTAATACAAGCAAATTCATTGTCAGTGGATTCACCCATTGGTTCTGATTCATTAGTTGGAGCACCCATTTTTGCTTGACGAACTAGCATCTCTAATCCTTCTTGGTCCATAGTTTGCTCTATTTCATCACCTGAATAGTTATCTTGTTCATCACCCATGGCACCCACTTCTGCTTTGTGTTCTTCGCCATTTTCGTCTTTAACAATATATGTATATTCGCCTACTCTCTTGTATGATAGTGGGCCACCTTCTGGTGATTTAAACTCGCCTTCTAGTTCTGATTCATTTACTTTATGATGAGACTTACCACATTCTTCACATGGGTCTTTTCCACAATCACAATCACATTTTGCTTCATTGATTGATTCATCGGCTTTTTCTTTTTTATCTTTAGCCGCTTTTTTCATTGTTTCTTTTTTGTCACCATCACCATCGATATCAGCAAAGTCAGGCTTTGCTTTCTTTTCTTCTACTTTTTCTATTTCAGCCATTAGTGATTCATAAATTTCACTTTCGTCTAGTGAATACTCTAATGGGTTATCACCTCTTGAAGGTTGTAACTTTTTGGATTGTTTTGAAATGCTTTCTGGAGATTTCTTTGAGTAGTCATCTAAATCTAACTTATCGTTAGCTGGTGTTGGTTGATATTCGTTTTCTTCGATTGACTCATCGCACCCACATGACGAATCTTGCATACCTGCTAATTGCATCATACGTAAAACTTCTTCTGAATGTTCTGTACTTGTGTTTGATGTAGTAACTGATTTTCCGTTATCATCAGTAACAGTTAAATTATAATGTTTGCTCATTTTTTATCTCCTGAGATAACAGATGGACTAGACTTTTCTTCTGTATCCATTTGTTCTGGTGCTTGGTCTCGTACTTCTTTCGGACTTAATTCATTTTCTACTGTGTCATTTTCTTTTGGTGTTAATGACTTTAGAAAATCGTCTACAAAAGTACGACCATAGTTTTCACCATTGTCTGATTTTGATTCTTCTTCGGAAGTAAGTAATGCTTCTTTATCTTCTGCTTCTACTTCCTCTTTTGGTTCCCATCCTTCTGGATGTACTGCAACATGTGTTAGATGCATACCTAATAAATCTGAAAGTTGCTGACGTAAGATGTCGGCTGATACCGGATAACCAGTAACAATGTCAATTTTAGATACTTCTGAATTTTCTACTTCTTTAAAAAACATTGGGTTCTTTGCGATTGGAGTAGTAGATGTTTTTGATATGCTTCTAAGGTCATATTTGCCTAGAAACTTTTCAATTCTATCTTCTGCATTCGCATCTAACTCACAGCAAAAACGCAATGTGTGTTTATGTTCTTTTTCTGACTCTATTAAAAATTCTTTAAATTTTTTCATGTTGCTCTCCAACGTACTACTCTTATTTATCATTTTTGTTATTTTTTTCTGATTTTTTACCGGTTGCTTCATCGGCAACTGCTTGTGCAGAAGCAATTCTTTTTAATAATTCGTTTCTATCCATATTTAAAGAGCCTTCAGCTTCAATTTCGTCATCATCTTTAAGTAAATCTCTATCTTTCTGATGGTCTAGCTTTGCTTTTTGTAATTGCAAATTAATCATTTTTAATTTTCTGTCTACTTTGCTATCTTTAGCCTCTTTTGCTGTTTTTAATAGCTGATTTGCAGTTTCTAATATCTTTGCACCAGCGTGTACTTCCACATTCATGCCTAATTGCAATAAATCTTCAAATGTCTGCATAGCCTTGCCATGAATATCATCCATTTCTCTATCGTGTTCATTTAAATCTGATACCATAGGCAAAGAAGCATCAATTTTCTCTGCATTCTTCATTTCAGTATTAATTATTTTGGATATTTCAGTAGATTCTTCTATAGTAGGCACACCTTCATCAATATCATCTTCATTTGCGATAATTTTTTCAATTTCATCACTACTAGAGATATTAAATGTTTCTTCTAATTTCTTTGTCATTTGTTGCTCCTATTATATCAGTAGTTAATAGTATTTATCAATCTATTTTAACTATTACTTTTTTCTTTTAATAGGTTTAGGTTTTTTAACTTTAGCCTTTACTGGTTTTGGTTTTTTAGTATTTTGATATATATCACCTTCATTCAAAACACGAAAACGCATGCCTCGTTTCTTTGCCCATTGAGTTGCGGCATCCCATTTAGCAAAATTAACTACAACTGCCGATTTATCTGTTTTTCTTCTTGCTAATTCTGGGTTAGATTGTGTTGCAGGTTTAATTTCGACTAACTCTGCATTCTTATTTCCTTTTTTATCCATATATACGATAATAAAGTCAGGAACATACCCAGTAACTTTTCCAGTCATTGGATTTTGATAGGTTATTTTGCAAGGTTCACTTGCCCACGCAACAACACTTGGATTATCATCACAGAAATTCATAAAAGTTTGCTCCCAACTGCTTCTAAAGGTAGGTTCTCCCTTACCAGAATATTTCTGTGGGTTTCTTATTGTATATTTTCCTTGATGATACTTTTGCTTCATTTAATAATTGCTCTTTGAACCAGTGTGTTAGGTTTAGATGGTTTTATTTTACCAGTCTGGTACCCAAATCTCAAAGAACTATTAATTACGAATGCGCCTAAATCATTTAAGTCAAAGTTAGGGCCAATTTCATCAACTAGTGCATAAGGACTAACTCCATAACTTCTAGCTACGTTAGTTATTTCTCTAGCAAACGAATCTGCCTTGGCTTCTGTGAAGCCTTTCTTTCGGAATTTTGCTTTTAGTACATCTATGTCAAATGCCATCTTACTGACCTCTCGTTAAATTCTTCAATACATTTATAGAAGATTGTGAATTATTAAGAGCAGTAGTTGTAGCATTAATATTATTAGAAGGAACTGTGGTTGTTTGGACTTGTCCGCCGCTGGTCCTACTTGAATTATTAATACCGTCTCTAACTAAATCGCCCAATATCCCATATTTACTCTGACTAGTTTTACTTAGATTCTGTAAAGAGCCTATACCAGAGTTTCCTATTATTCCTTGAGCCGCTGAGTTTTTAATATTGCCCCAATTAATACTTCTTCCGTTAAAAAACGCATTTACTAATTCATTTTTTATTGCGCCACCGAAATTGCTTGAGCCGTATGATCCGGTACCACCATCATATGTATTGCCAATATTGGCAAAATCTGCTACTTGTGGATATTTTGTTTCTGGAGTAAATGGGTCGCTAAATCTAGCTTCTGTTGAAACTGCTTCAACAAACTGGTGTCTTGATTTTGCTTCTTCGAATTTTGCTTGTGCAATATCATTCTGTGCTTGTAGAACATTTGAAAATTGTACTGGATCAATATCCTGACCATTGAATTCATTCATGTTAACAGACTTAGATTGCTCTACTGCATTATTTAATCTTGTTAATTCGTCTAATTTTTGTTTATTAATTAGTGCGGCTTGTTCTGCTGTTTGATTAGCAAGTTGATTTGTATTAATCTTCCAAGGTGTGTCATCAGGTGCTGGGTTTGTTGCACTATTTACATCACTTGGATCTTTTTTCATTTGTGTTAATAAATCATTAAGTTTATCATTCCATTGGTCATGTTGTAAAATATCACTTGTGCCTGATTGAGAAAATAAAGACTCTAATATATATGGCTGACCGTCTGTCATCCATGTAGGGAATGTTATCTCATCTGCAACTGTTTCGAATGTGATATTTTCTGGTTGCAAATTAAAATCAATCATTTTTAAGTTACTATCTGCATAGTCACTTGCTGAAAAATTAATAGATGTTACAATTGGATTGACTAACGTAATCTTTTGTATTTTACCAGTTCCGCCAGTCTCTCTGTCTAGGTTTCCGAAAAAATGAAATATAACAACTTTTTCAAAGTTCTGATGATATGCTTTTCCACTATCTGGAAATTTTCTACCTTGATTAATATCTTTAATACTATTTTCTATATTTGCACTATCAGTTGGTATAGCGCCATTCTTAAAAAATCTATTATAGATATTATTCATTAAATGAAAACCATCACCATTGATAGTATCATACATGCTAATTGCCACTTCACCAAAATCTACACGTGTGGGAATATGTACTCTTTTACCGTACCTATCTATTGGTACAGTAGAAGTAGAAATGTTAATCCCACCTACTGATTTTACGAATTTGTTGTTTGGAAGTGTCTGTCCTACTCCTCGGTTGACTTGGTGGAATTCAACATACCACATGTCTCCCAATTTTGGAGCGGATGTAATGGGTCCGACACCGTCGAACCCAAATCTTTTTCTGGCGTTACTGCTATCCTGGACTACAATATTGCCTGGTTTATTTTTACCGCCTTGTCTATCTGTAGCCATAATAGCCTACCTCAAGATTAACCAAGAATGCTTGAATTATTTGTAAATGTCGTATCAGGCATAATTTCAGTATCAGTGAACACAGCATTATCGTACTGTAATGTAAGTGCGATAGTTACTGGATCTGAAACTGAGTAATCTGACTGAGAATAATCTGCATTCTGAACAAAACAACCTTCTAGTTGCCATTGTTCGTTTGGATTGCCTGAGTTACCGTCAAGTATTTCAATTAATGTAGAAAACTTGTAGTTAGTACCTGCCGCTGGACCAGATTGATTTCTGTGGTTCAACTGTGACTGTACTTGTCTACCTACTAGTTTAGTTAAATTGTTTGCAATATCATCACGTAGAGTAATTGTGATAGGTTCCCATGTGTGTTTACCCATCATGTACATACGAGAGTTATATGAATCTACAGGAATTGATTCGTGTGTAATCTTTGGACGAGTTACGTTCATAACCTGTCTTGTGAATTCGGTTGTATTCGTAGTTACACCACCGAAGCCTGCTACTTGAACACGGAAACGATAGTTTAATTTAGGCTGTAGAATACCTGAGCCAGTTACGCCATCGCCACTGTCTGTAGGTACACCGAAAGTATTTAATGTTCTTGCCATGTTTTTGTCTCCTAAAAAGTTTCGAAACTTTACTTTATATAAGAGTATTTATCTAATATGAATATAATTAAAGTTGTAGTTAATAAAAACCCGACATAACTGCCGGGTTTTCATGATTTTTATTGGTTTATCTCAGCTTATGCTAGAGATTCGCCTGTATTTCTGATACGTAGTGGGATATAGATGAATTCTACAGCTTTCACTGGTTGAATTGCAACATCTACCCATAACTCATTCTTATCGATACGAGCCGGTGTATTGTTTGATTCATCACATACTACTAAGAAGTCATATAAACCTCTATTAGTAACTAATTCACCACAGAAACGTTCTACTGCATCACGCATGTTATCACGTGTGATTTTATCATTCTGTTCGAATAAGAAACCACGTGAAAGTTGATCCAATTGAAAACGCATGTAGTTAATAAGTCTTGCAACGTTAACACGGTCAAGTGCTGATGCAAATGCCTGTGTTGTTTTCTGCCCATAAACTACTAGACCTTGGTTTGGAAGGTCTGCGATTGGATTAACACGTGAAGTGTATAGTACGTCACGTTGCCCATTGCTTAAACGAACTTGTGCAAATTCGTTTTCATCGTTTACATAACCTACTTTACTTGCATTCGTTACAACACCACGTGTCAAGCCCGCTGGAGCAAACCATGGGAATGATACTTGGTCTGAGAATGCAATAGTACGCAATGCGATTGCTGATGATGGAATAACAACATCATTACCTGATAAGTCTGTTGAAAGACCATGTGGGTAATAAACTGCCGCATACGATTCTGCTGGAACATTGTCTGTTGCCCATGTTTTCAAAGATGTAGAATCTGATTTCAAGTCCATTGGTGTATCACCAATAACGAAAGCAACTTCTTTCTTATCTTTGTTTAGAGCAATCATTTCGTCCATTAACTCTGGGTATCCAGGAGATGCAATCAAGTTAAAGTAAACGCCTTCTGAACGAATACCATCGTTACCTGCAACTGCCGCCTGCATAGCTTCTACAACCATATGACGTTGTGCTGGTTTACCGAATTTGCCTGAACCATCTAGGTTAATACCTGATGCCCATTCCCACTTACCGTTAGTATATCTTTTAACATTGTAAGTAGAGTAATCCATGTTTACCATGTACATACCTTCTGGTGCTAATTCTGGATTAGTAGTCTTAGCATGTACTGTACGAGACATTACGTTGCCGTCTTCATCACGTGGAGGGAGGTCTGAATAATGTGAGAATATCACACCATTGCTAGATGATTGGTCAGCATTGTCTAGCTTGACCCATTCTGATCCACTCCAACGATAGATATGTGGATAAGGCATAGCATCACTATCAACCCATACATCACCAGTGTAAAGATTTGTTGTACCATCTTTACGTTTTGTTGGCATGCCTGAACGTAGTTGTAATTCATTGCCCATAACACCGTTAGTGTCTTCGGACCATGCATGTTGTTGCCATTTCTGAACACCACCGACATATGCGTTTTTAAGAATCTCTATTTTTAGGTCTGCGTCAAACCATAAAGTGCCTTCTGCTACTGCGCCTTTTGGTGTTGAGTTTGATGCTTCGTATGATAAATCAGACCAAGCTGAATCTACTAAAGTTGATTCTGTAAAGCCCATAGCACCGAAGCCAGAAGTGAATACAATATTTAATTCTAATCCGTCTGATTTGGTCCATCTAACTTTGTCTGCACCTACTTTTTCAACTGAAACATTAGCTGTATTCAAAGCCGCACTATTTTGCATTTTAATTACAAGTGCGTCTAATGTTGTTGCTGTTTCATTGAATTGCGTTCCTTCTACTGTGAAGTTTGCAGTGATTGATGCTGTATCTGGAATTGCTCCAGATGTAATTGTTGTCGCAGTTTTACCTGTATTTCTACGTAACTCGACAAAACCTTTTGTATCGTTATGTCGTGCATATATATCGCCTGCATCAATTAATGTTGTGCCTGCTATATCATCTGATGTATATAATGGTGCTTGAACTGTAGTCCATAGACCAGATGTTGAACTGTAAACAGCCGCAGATAAATCCATACCTCCGCCTTGTTTTGTTTTTCTAATATAAATATTACCATTTGCAACTGGCGTTACGTTATCTGACTGGTGTGTTGGAGCAAATAGGGACCATTGAAAATCTGATCCGCCTACATCGCCTGCAACTACCCAAGATACGCCGACTTTTTCCCAAATTGTAATTTTAACTGTTGACGTAACTACTGCGATGTCGCCTGCTGAACCAAAAGTATTTGATGGTGCCGCAAAACCGTCTGCATTGATAGCCTCAACATTACCTGTTCCAGGTGCATCTGTCAATATTTTTGGTGCAACTGAATTCCATGTTGTACCGTCGTATTGAAAAATACCGAAATCAGATGATGCTGTGTCATGCCAATATGTTCCGTTTGTTATTGCGCCAGCTGGTTCTGTTGAAGTCGCTTCTAGTTGTGACATGTCTACGTCCGCACGTATTACATAGGCGTTATTTGAAACTCCTAAGTATTGATACGCCGCTAATAGGCCATATTCACTTGTCTCTGATCCTTGCACAACTGAACCACCAACTTCGTAGAACACTGGTTCGCCGAAAGTTTCAACTAATTCTCGTTGTGAAGAAACCAGATATGCAACACCGGCGTTAGCCTGTAGTGTTCCAGATGCGATTGCTGAACCAGATGCGTCTGTTTTGTTTGTTGCCGTAGCAACGACTAGTAGTGGAAGTGTACCTTGTGTAGCGGCCGCATATTGCGACTCATCACTAACAACAACTGACACGCCCGGTGATACTAATGTAGGCATTCTGTTTCTCCTTAATTATACTTAATTATATAAATTGCTTTATAGCAAAATTCTTTTATTGCTACAAGTATTTATCGAAAAATGCAAAAAAGTGGGTGTTTTTGAATTAACTACGTAGACAATACATCTGAAACTTGGCTATATAGATGTTCCAAGTCTTTTGAGTTGTCAAACTCTATGTCAAAGTCCCAGCCTGCCCAACTATACTCACTTTTATGTACATCTGGATATCTAGTCATTAAATCTATTTGATTTTTTGTGTTAGACCTAACAGCGTAATCCCACCATTGGGGTTTTTCTTTACGCCATACTACTGTAGTTTTACCGCCTAAACGTTTAATTACATCTAACTCATTATAAAATCTGCAATCAGAAATGACTACATTTTTATCTGTCAATTCGACTTGTCTTTCACAAGCCGCTACCCAAATATCTGGGTGAAAATGTGTTCTGAATACATCAGTGCCTACATGTTGTAAAGCCCATCTAGGTGTAAAGTTAGGAATACCTAATCTTTTTGCCCACCATTCATCTACTTGTTCTCTGAATACTCTACTCTCTGGTGTATTGCCTTCTAATAGAATTCTATCCCAACCAAATATATTTGCACATGCATCTTTTAGCACACCTGCAAAACTAATACGTTGAAACCCTTGTTCAATTAAATTACCTGCTACTGTATCTTTTCCATGTCCTATTAACCCACAAATGCCTATTATTTTCTTCATATAATCCTCAGTATTATGTTATACAGTATTATGGTAACTATTGCGCCTATTGATGCTGAAAACCAAAAGCCATAAGTTTGAACCAGTAACCCAAATATAACAAAAAACGAGAGACTTGTCAAGACAAAATATATAGTTTGTATAGAAAATTTTGAAAACGTTGCAGTATCAACGCCTCCGAACCACATAAAAATCATTGCCAGAAATGCAGTGAATGGTATGCCCATCAATAAAGCCGCCATAGTAACGCTACGATTAGCCATCATACTTACTGATGCAACAATTATACCAGATATTATAGCTTTTAAAATGAATTCCATACTTCTCTTAATCCTATCTTATCTATCTTAGTATTTACTAAGATATCATTTTCTTTTTCTTTATCTATAATTTGGTCGAGAGTGTATGAATGTGTAGTTGGTTGATTTATAAATTCTATTAATAATTGTAATTCTTCTTGTCCATCAAATGCATGTTTAAGTACATTAGATAGTTTAATCTTTAAACTACTTTCTAAATTTTTTAATGACATATGATCCGGGTAGTCCAACATATCAACATCAGGCATCTTTCCAAAATGACTGTATGAAAACTCTACTATATCCTTTAATAGGTGTATGTTAAAGACGTTTATCACAGTATGCATACCTAACGTCATATTATCTGATTTATGCTCTGTAAAGTGATTTATGGCGCTCTGAATAGTATCCCAGGTGTGCGGTGGTCTAAGCACTTCGTTTGCTTCACCTATTGCATCAATGCTAAAGACTACTTCTACTTCTTTTATTTTAGACCAAGCATCGAATATTTCCTGCTTTGGTATTATTGTACCATTAGTGTTATAAAACAATCTTACGTTACTAGGAGCATCTGATTTGTTTATGATTTGATTTAAAAAGTTTGAATGCTTCTTATCCAATAATGGTTCG